GATGTTGCAATGTCGTGAGGAGTACCGTAAGTTTCTCCAGTCTCTAAAGGATCATTTCCTTCGTTTTCAATCTGAGATACTCTAAATTTACGCTTGGCATCCTGAAGAACTAAGTCTCTCATTTCTTCGTATTGATCTTGGCTTAAGTGGAAGATGTTATCATAGATCCAATCAGAGGAGATTAATTGCGAGTCCATCATTGATTGAGCTAAATCCATTTTCTCCTTCAATAGCATTACTCTCTCCTGGTCATAGATGATAGAAGGGGTTGTTAGTGATAGTTCAAAATTGGTTAATGACTCATCTCTGTAGCCTTGAATGTATAAGTGTACAAATGCAATTTTATAAAGCTCAGAAACTATAATTCTCTGTAGTTTTTCTACTGTTCTACCGAAGCGAATATCTTCTGCAGCAAGAGTTGCTTTACCTTGTAACTTTTCATCATACCCTAAGAATGCTTTCGGTATTCTTAATGCAGCAAATAGCTTATCTCTTAAGTAATTTACGTCTGTAATACCATCATACTGTAATCCACCTAAAGTTTCGATCTTAGTTGATGTATCATTTCCTCTCATGGGGATATAAAAATCCTCCATAAGGTTCTGCATGTTGTACTTTAAGTTATACTCACCTGTTTGTTGGTCAATATAAGGAGTACGCTTCATTTTAGAGATAGCTTTCTGCATAAAGTTCTCTACTTCTGCAGGAGGAATACCGCCTACGTTCATATAGAATACTCTCTTCTCAGGAGCTCTTACAATTCTATGAATTAACATAGCATCTTCCATTAAAGTATACTGCTTAAATAATTTACGAGCAGGTTCAATATAAGAACGGCCGTAAGGTAGGTAGTTTACATCTGTTAATAAACGGAAGTGAGCCATTTCGTAATTATCGAAATAAATAGACTTGGCATCGTGCTGGTTTGGAGTTTTAAAATACCCGTAAGTATCAGCAGCTAATCCATCAGGATCGTATCTAAATCTAACAGCAGTTGGATTTTCTGGATCGTAATGTTCTTGTCTTTCAATATTAAATGCAGCGAAAGGAATTACATTATAAACACCGTACTTTTCTGAAGCTTCTAATTTTAAAAAGAAGTCTCCATACTTACACATGTTTCTGATCCACCAGCTTAAATTAAACTCAATATTTAATACATCGTAGAATAGATTGTAAAGAATCTTTTGAATATTTTCGTCGTTTGATCTAATATGTAGAACCTCTCCCATATCATTCTTAAGAGTTGATTCTTCAGAAAGAATATCAAGAGCAGAAGCAATAATTGCATCTGTGTCCATTGCATCATACTCAGAATATAACTGAGTTCTTAGTGTTTGATAGTTAAAAGAGGATTGATAGCCGTAAAGTGATGTAGGTGAGGTGGTGTAGATTCTATTGTATCTAGCCATCAAAGAGTTATTCTCTAACTCTCCTGACATTTGAATTTGGTTTGTATCGGCTACTGATAACTGATTACCGCCGACGTTACGGATAATAACATCTGTAGAAAATAACCTACGTAATCTCGAAAATATACTGGTATCAGCCATTGTTTATTATTAATATAAGTATAAATAGTTAATAGATCCAGCTTATATCTTCTTTTCCTCCTCTACCATTGTCTATTTCATAAGGATTAACAACGTGAGATGGTAGGTATACACCCTGGTGTGTTGGTTTTGTAGTTGAGATATTGTTTAGAGCGTTACGGGTTAGTTCTAATCCTTGCTGTCTGAACTTCAAAGCAGTGTCTCTAATGTACATTGCGATACCGAAGGCCATTACTAAGTCGTCGTTATAGCCTCCTTGGGCTTCTGCTCTACCATTCTTCCATATAAACACTCTCATCTCTTCAACTAACCTCTTAGATTGAATGATAACTGCTTTTTCGTTAACGTATTCTTGAAATTTACCAATAACTAGCGGTCTGGTACGTGCATTCATTGAGAATCCTGCTACCATATTTGAGTTGTGATCGTACTGGTCGAAGTAGGAATCAGCAGTCATATTACCTCCTTTGGGAGAATAGTACAAATTATCGTAACCTCTATCAATAACGGTCTGAATTGTTGACCATCCTATAGAAGCATTTTCAATTATTAACAATGCTTGATTGTATTCTGATGCTATACCTACTAGTAGATGACCAAATTCCTTAGTTCCTAACTGTCCTCTATATTCTGCAACCTGAGAATTGTTCTCGATATCTATAACATGGAAGGTTGAGTAGTCTTTTCCATCACCTCTCGCTACGTCGGCTACTACCATGTAGCTTCTTGAGTAGTCTACAGGTTCCCATACCCACAGATTCATATCAGCACCACGTCTTTCTACTGGTTCTTTAATATAGGTCTGTTGGTAGAACTCTAAATACTCTCCGTAGAATACAGTATCCCCGGAAGTTGCGAAGTCACAATCACATTCCTGCATTGCAAGGCGGGGATCTCCTAGTAAATTATCTTGAGTATCTCTCCATTCTTGATTTCTTTCAGGATGTACATACCAAGGTAGTTTAATTGGTAGGAATTCATTCTCTCTTGCTTCAGCTCTAACCCAGGTTTGGTGAAACCAGTTACCAGTACCGTAAGGAGTTGATAGTACAATCGCACCACCACCCGTTGCTAGGGTCTGTTGAGCGGATGCCCATGTCTCTCCAATGTTATCAATAAAGGCCGCTTCGTCGATTAACAGTAGTGATACAGCTTCTGAACGAGCAGCATCTGAATTTGACGATTTAGCTGTAATTTTAGAACCGTTTGAGAGTCTTAGACTCAATTTATTCTTTTCTTCTGCATCAATTCTCAACCAAGAAGGTAGATTTTCGTACATAAACTGTACTTTTGATACCAAGTTGCGTGCAGTTGCCTGTGTAGTTGCTAAGGTTAGAACGTTCTTATCTTTGTGAAAAAGCATTAACCATAGTGCATATCCTGCACTTAAAGTCGAAATACCTAACTGTCTTGACTTTAATATAATAGAATAAGGGTTATCTTGAAAGTGTTTTAATACTGTTTCTTGAAAAGGGTATAGATGGAATAAGATTCTACCTCTCTGTGGGTGCTGAATGTAGCAGTATTTTTTCATAAAGTGTACGGGATCAACCACACACCTAACGTACTCTTGTCTTATAATTTGTTTTAAGTCTTGACTCATATTCCTAACAGTAAGCCTGAGAATATCGAAACAATACCGACAGCATAGGCTACTATTTTACTTACATTCAAACGTTTAATTTCTTTTTCGTACGTTTTAATGATAGAGTCTTTTTCGTTAATAACCTTCTTGTAGTTTGATTCGTTTATTTTATAGTTAACAATAGAACTATCTCTATGTAGGATAATAGTATCTTTTGCAAAGATAATTTCTTTCATTGTATAAATAGAATCACGTGCAATACCTAGTTGAGTACCGCAGTAAATTCTTTCCTGCTTAACGATTAACGCCTTCTTCAGAGTGTTACAAGGCACACAGCAGGTATCACTTGAAGCTTTCTGAGAATAGAGCGGCGACATCGCTATTAGACATAGCATTAATACGCTTAAGATCTTCTTCATGTTTTTTATGTTCTTGGGCAGCCTGGGCTGCGGTTTTACCTAATTTAGCTTCTAGTTTTATGACTCTAGCTTTTTGTACGTCTACTAGTGAATCTAACTGCTTTATTTTTTGATTGTGTAATTCGATATCGTTATTTAACGAATCAATTCTCCTCTCGTAGATGGATGTGTCAGGTAGTTTTAATTCAGGTTTAAAGAAGCGGTTATAAGCGATTCCTCCTGCAAAAAGGATAGCGATAATCCAGATTATAGTTTGTTTCATGACTTGTGTATTTTTAACTTAAGAGTTCCGGTTCCTTTTATTACCCGGTGCCACTCATGTCTCTTTATAAATATAGACTCATTTAAAGAAGTAGGCAAGCTATTATCTAACTGTATTTGCCAATCTGTTTCTCCAAGTATCTCCACGGTTCTATCTTCATCATCTCTATGCCATAGTAATTCTATAGGGTCGATGTTTTCGTCGAACTCTCTGACGGTGTATTCTTCGGTAATTTCTATGTCTTTGTATGGTTTCTCCATTCATCTAATCCGTTTAATTGTTCTTTCGTCCAGCAATTATAGTAATTAGTTAATTTAAGATTATTTGACTTAGAAAGCAAGTCGGCTAAGTCTTGTACTACCCATATATAACAGTCTGGGAAGTTAGTGGTGGTACCGTTAATAATAAAAGGAGATCTTGGATCATTATCAAGCACTACTTTGTTACTGCTTCTAAAAGTACGATTTAGTAGTTCAGTTTTTGCTTCTAATGCTTCTGTTTCATAAATTTCGTAATTGAGCAAATAAAAAATACATACTTTGTAAACTTGAACGTTAGCATTACTTATCTGAAATGCTATATCATCTAGGCTTGTTTCTTGTACAGTATATTCTTTATTTGCAACCACTGCCTTAGCAAATGGACAGATAGGCATGTTACTTAGTTCCGGTCTAGGAATAGTAAGTTCGTCAAACCATCTTTTTAATTTTTCCTCTATCATAATTTACTGTATAAATGTATGAGCGTATTCACTATAACTATCATCGAAATGTGAATAGTTAACAGTTATTTCTTCACCGGGTTGAATGTCCTCGGATGCTATCATGTATAAGGACCCACTCGTTATTGAATTAGGTAGACTACTGTGATTTTGAAAAACTGAATGATCGCATGAAGAGTAGAAGTAATCTCCTTCTCTCCAAAAGTAAACATCTATAAAATTTTTCTGAACGGTATTTAATTTTTCTAGAGTATCTTTATAGATC